TCAGCAACGTCTTGACCAGAAGAAAGCGCTTGTTTCTCAGGGATTGGATCAAATCCGACCCCTTGAACAAGCGCCGGTTCAGGCTCAGGAACAAGGACCGACTAACGAAGATCGTGCTGTATCGGGGGCCAAGGGTGCGCTTTCTGGCGCTTCAACTGGCGAAGGCATTGGTGCTACTATTGGATCTGTTGTGCCAGGAATTGGTAATGCTGTTGGCGCTGGTATTGGCGCTGCTGTTGGCGGCCTTGCTGGCGGAGCTAAAGGCGCTTTGACCGCAAAGCCAAGCGAGCAGATTACACCTGGCCTTGGTAGCGAAGTGAAGAGCGGGACGGAAACGGCTGGCAAAATGAAGGATGCATACAAGGCGATGAAATACCCTGGTATGCAACAAGCCTTGCAGGATGCGCAGAATGACCATACACTCGATCTGTCCGATTACGCCGAAGATGTTGGCGCTTCCGGTTAAAGCTTTCTGATTGGTGGGGACCAAAAACATGCAAACGTCCCTTACTGTTGATGAAAGGCAGAATGACCTCTGGAACCCAGCAGAGACTCAAAAGTCTTCCATCGAGTATGATTGGAACGATCCAAATGACCCTCCGTCGTTGAAGCCGCCTGAGATTGCGCGCATGTGTGCGCAGTTCTACAGCGAGATGGCTCCGATGCAGCGTCTTTGGTGGTTGTGTCGCGACGTCATTACGAATTTCCGTGCTTACACGCCCAGCGATATCGTTATCCGCGCCGGCATGGAAATGGCGTACTTCAACCGCATTCGTGACGTCAGCTTTAACATCACGTTGCCGCAGTTCCGTAATGCTTCTGCGCGTTTGGAAGTCACGCTTCCTTCGTGGGGAGCTTACGCTGCTAGCGACTCGATTGAAGATTTGATGCGTGCGGCTGCTGATGAGCAGGCGCTTGATTACTACAGTCGTCGTGGCGAGCTTTCTTACGCCGCCATGGAGATGATCGATTGGGGCATCATGTTCGGCACCAGCGCGATGCTGGCTGCCATGGAAGGCGACAACCTCAAGCCCGAAGTGTTTGGCCCTGACCGTATTCGCGCTGAACCTGCGATTGCGCGCCCGGAGGACAGCCGCTTCTTGGCGGTGTCTCGCGTCACGACCAAGGGCCAGCTTCGACAAAAGTTTCCCGACAAGCAAGATGTAATCGACCAAGCCCCGCCTCCGCTGCAGCAGCTGAACTGGTGGAGCGGGTATCAGCGCATGGCTCCTGACCGTATCGAGGTCTTGGAAGTCTATTGCCGCAGCGGGCACTGGTTCTTGATGTGCGGCAGTGGCGGCGCGGTGCTGGCTTCTGGGTGGACTCCGCAGGGCTGTATGCCTTTGGAGATTCACAAGTACACTAGCGTCCCGTTTGATTTCTGGGGCGTCGGCTTGGTGGAGCAAGCGCTGCCTGGCCAGTACGCTTACTCCGCGTCGTGGAATCAAATTCTTACCAATGCTCGGTTGATGAGCAACCCGAAGATTCTGATTGCCCACAACTCTGGCATCGCTCCTGACGCGTTTACTTCGCGTGCTGGCGAAAAGATTTACCACCGCGCAGGAATGGAGCCGCGCCCGTGGCAGGGTTTGCCGCTGCCTCAATATGCAGTGCAGCTGCCTGCTTCTGCTGCCTCAGCGATGTCCGACTCTACGGGTATTCACGGAACGTCGCAGGGCAAGCGAACGCCTGGCATTGTGACTGGTCGCGCGGTTGATGCGATGGTTGCTAATGACGAGGTTCAGTTTGGCGTGACCAAGCGGAACATCAAGAAGATTCTTGAGCGTCATGGTCGAGTAGCGTTGCTTTACATGCAGGCTTACTACCCGCAAGAAAAGTTCATCCGCCAGTTTGATCGCTACGGCAGTGCGATTGGAAAGTTGGTTCGCAGCGAGGACTTGTCGCAAGACCCGCAAGTGTTCATTGAGGCGGACACGTTGTTTCGTGACGACGTGGAAGCTCGCCAGCAGCGCATCATGCAGTTTGCGCAGATGGGCGCCATCCCGCCTCAGGATGCGATCAAGCTTATCCAGGACAATCGGGATCCCTTGCGCGCGCAAAAGCCGATTGCTGATTTCGTGGACGCCAAACGCGCTTTGGATGCGGTAATCAAGAATGGTTTCCAAGTTCAAGACTTGCGGCAACTCGGTCCAGACGGCCAGCCGGTCATGCGTAAAACTGTCAAGTTTTACCCGAATGACAACTTTCAGGTGTTCGCGCAAGTCACCGGGGAGTTCATTCGCTCTGACGCGTTTTACGCCTTGCCTGTAGAGAAGCAAGATGCGGTGGATGAGTATTACCGCGACCTATTGCAAATGATGGCCCCTCCAGGCCCGCCAGAGGCCGCTGGCGCCCCGGGTGGCGGCTCGCCCCCTAAGATGCCTCCGCAGCCCGTTGGAGCGCCTCCTAGCAACGCCAATGCGCAGGGTAATGCGGGGCCGGCTAGCAGCGCTGATAATTTGGCCCGTAAGATTGAAGTTCAAAACGCCAAGCCGGAAGGCTCGGACGAGTTCAGCAAGTAGGAGACGCTATGGCTAAGCACACTATGCAGAGCATCGCTTTGGATCGCCTCAAGAAGATGCAACAGATGAAAGGCATGAAGTCCAGCAAGGGCTACGGCAGCAAGTACGACGCTGCTGACGAAGAAGAGGAAATGGAAGGCGACACCGAAGAAAAGACCCCGGCCTCTGAAGAAGGCGCCGGCAAGATGATGCCGCATCACGGCAAGGGCCACATGCCCCCGCATGGCGCCCACCCGGAGCTGGCGATTATGATCGGCATGGGCAAGCCCATGCCTCATCACAAGCCGTTGCCGCATGGCTTCAAGGGTCCGAAGACTCCTGGCGAAGGCGATGAGATCGAGGATGAAGAGTCGATGATGCAGGGTGGCAAGTACGGCAAGTAAGAGGTCGCTGTGAACGCTAGCCAGATTGCACAATACATGCGGCGATTGGTGGACGACCCCGGCGTTGTCCGCTTGCCGTATTCTTTGCAGGCGACCATGTTGGAGATCGCCTACGAGGAGTTCCGCAACTTGGCTCCATGGGAAGTGTGGGAGCGGCATTACGACCCTCCGCTTTTGACTGGCGTTTACAACGTAGACCTCGACGGCATCTTGTTCTACACGGATGCGGGTATTGCGCCATCCGAAGCGCTTGCCAGTCGGTTGACTCGCGTTGTGTTGGTTGACCCCAATACTGGCGGGATCCTTGGTACTTTCCAGCCTGCTACCAGCTGGGAAACGCTCGGTCAGATTCCTAACGCTAGCGCCGCGATGCTATCTAACTACGCGTGGACTGGTCAGCGCTACTGGCTGGATGGGAAAATTCTGCGCTTCAGCGTGCCCGTGAGTGGCCAAGTTCAAATCTGGTACTTGCCCACAAACACGATCAACTGGCAATCCGCCATCCAGTCTACCACGCCGGTGTTTGTGGACAATCTTACACAGTTCCACGACATCATTGCGTTGTTGGCTGCCGAGCAATACTACATCCAGCAAGCCCAACCGAACAATGTGCTTGAGCTTCAACTTCGTCGCCGCATGGACAAGATGATGGAGTTCTTCGCTCAAGCCCGCAGCGGCAAGGCCTCTCGTTATGTGAACGAAGAATATCAGAGGTGATAGCATGTCGAACATCGACAAGACCGCTGATATTACTCCGAATAGCGGAATGGATTTGCGCAGCACTGCGCGCACCAAAGCGACGCCTTACGTTCAAAACGTAATCCCTCGCAATGGCGACTTCTGGGTTCGGCCTGGCTTTGGCTTGGTGCGCCAGTACAGCAGCACGCTGTCTGCTGGCAGGGTCGGAGAAGAGCTAAGCACCAACTATGGCATTGGCGCTTGTATTGGCGCGACCACCGTTCGCACGTCGTGGGATGCCGACCAAATCTTGGCGATTCATCCGCTGTATGCATTTACCGGCGACTTCTACGGGCAAGAGTTCGCGGGTACGCCGCTGCAAACTCCAGAGTATGGCCGACGAGCCACGATCTTGGCCGGCGTTGTAGCGATTGTTCATGACCTTAAAACCAATCGCAAAACCGAGTTCGTGCTTCATGAGCAGGACGCACAGAAAGACGACCTGACTAAGGTCTATCCGAACTACGCGACCCGGTACAATGACGATCGATCTACTTGGGCGATCCCATCTCACGAACCGAAGTGGGCAATCTTCGCACCCATGAACACCGGCATCGCGTTCGGCACCAAAGCGTTCAACGTGGTTGTGTGCATCGATGGTATGGGGTTGTGGACGTATCGCCCTGTTGATAACCCGCGAGCTTGGAGCCGGCAGAACAACAGCTTGGACCGCCCTTACCTTAACTCGTTCATGGGCGAACAGGGCGCGTTTTCGCCGTTGAACTTGGCCGAAGGTTTGTTGTCTGCAAACGACGGCGCAGTTTACTTGACCACAAGCGATATCGGAACGATTACCGCGCAATGCACATGGAACGAAGACCGTGTGATTTACGCGTCAGGAAACACGTTGTGGTTTTCTGACCCGCACATGCCTCAAGCCGTGCTCGCGGACAGCCGATATGTTGTGCCAACCTCAGACCCGATTACCTGCGTTGCGCCATTGCGGTCTAGTGTGTTTATTGCCACTAGTGGCGGCAAGTGCTGGGCATATCAGCCTGCCCTTGGCAGTGCCGGGACGGCAGCAGTTGGCAGCTTGACCTCTATCTCGCTAACCAATGGCTGCGTCAATAACCGAGCCTGGGCGGTGGGCAACGAAGGCATCTACTTTGTGGACGCCAATGGCATCTTCCTTTGGACTGGCGGCATTCAGCTGATTTGGTTGTCCCGCTCGATTGACCGGCTTTGGACCGACCCTCAGTCGCTTGAGCTGCCGCTGACCGATTATTACCAGCGCAACGGCAACACCAGCTTGCAATCTGTTCAGTTGCCTGCGCGCATCGACATGCGCCAACAAATGCAGAATGCCCGCTTGGTGTGGGACGATATCCGCAAGACACTGCTTTGCGTGTGCGATGATGTGACGTTGTGTTGGACCACCGACTACGGGTGGAGCGTGTGGCTGTTTCAAACCCACGCTGGCAGCGGCGCTGAGGTTGTGGGCATGGCAAACATTGCCTCGCCTACCATGATTCCGGTTCGCGAAAACCTCTACATGATTGGCGGCCCCGATACCGTTATCTACGGAGACGCCGAGAATAGCGCGTTCTTGTATGATCGCTCTTGCTACTTGCTAAAGCTTGATCGCGGCGGAGCGATTGATCGCTCGACGTGCATGGACGCTCCGATTGCAGACGTTTGGTATTGCTCGATGAACGGGTACTTTGTGCCAAACAATGTGCTGCGGATTACTGTTGGCGCCAATCATTACGACTGGGGCATCGCAGAAGGCGACGATTTCGCCGCCACGTACAAAGCCTTTGCTCAATACATCCAATCTATTGGCGACCCGGACTACAACTTCATCGCACAGCCTGGCGGCATTGTTGCGGTTGGCAAAGCGCCAGGGGTGTCGCTGCCCGCAGTTGTGACGTCTGTTCCATTTGGCAGTGGCGCTTTCGTTGCTGTACACACGCAGACGGCTGCCGCTTCTAACCTGGTTGATGCCGATTTGGAAGATTGGCGAGAGCCTGTCAGCGGATGGGTGAAGTACTACTTGTCTGGCGACCAAGCCACTTCAGCCGCGTTCTATCTTGGGCCGCCATTGAAAGCTGACCCAGGTTTTACGCCGCCGCGCGGGGCGCTATCTCAAACCACACAGACCTATTGGTGGCCCCTTGCTATCGCGAACGTGAACTCAGCGCCTAGTTCGCTTGCGTTGCACTTCAAGTTTGACAACACGCGTTGGCGCCCGATTTGCGTGCCCGGAATTCTGGGCAACCCACAGTTCGGTGAGATGGCGTTCATTGCCCCAGCTGAGCGCTTGGCTTCGGTTGCTGGGTATCGCCCGAACAACCACAACGCCACGCACCAAGTTTGCGTTTATACCTCGTCGACTGGCGTTGAAAGCCCGTTCGGTGATGAGATTCGCGTCAACTTCGATGGTACAGGTGGCGCATGGTCGACGGCGCCCAAGATTAACGCCGGCGTTGTTGGTCCCGATGTTTTGATGTACTTGGGTTTTCAATACATCGGAGACTCGACAACCTTCTCATTGCATCCAAGCTTGACGGCCATTTCGATTGGCGCCCAGAGCGCCCTGCTGTATGCATGGCAGTCTGGCCGATACCCGACTGAATACGAAGCCTTGTCACTACAGCAACAACCGGTCGATTGGGCGGTCAAATCGCGAGAGTTTGAGGTCGGCGGATTCCAGTTCACCATTCGCGGCGTGTTTATCACCGCGATGCATATGGGCAACGGAACGAACGATGTTGTGCCTGGCTGGCTTTATGGCCCGCTCAACACTACCACGTCCACCGATTGGCGGGATTACAGCGGTCAGGCGCTAGACTTTGCCAGCATTCCTCCAGGCGTAAGTGCCCAGAACGACATCTTAGCGTTCCCTCGCATGGTTCCTTCGGATGGCGCCGGCAATCCGGACCTGAGCTTTGACCCATTGCTTAAGACGTTCAACAACATTGCTACGTGGGGCTCTACTTCTGACCACACGAAGGGCGACTT